TTTAATGTGGTGGCGCATATCCAAAATCCTTTAGCATTCCTAACAGATTGTAAGAGGCTGTTGCAACCAGATGGCACTCTGTACATACAGACCTCACAGAAAAATATGATTGTAAATGGTGAGTTCGATACAATTTATCACGAACACCATTCGTTCTTTACAATCAACTCTATGAATGAGTTGTGTAAACGCGCAAGGCTTTCCCTGGTGGATGTTGAATATCGTCCAGTGCACGGAACAAGTTATCTGTTTAAGATTAAGCACAATGCAACGGATAATTCAGAGGAACGAATTAATCAATTATTGCAAGATGAGTCTGCTTTGGTTGACGCAGAAACATATGAAGAATTTAATGATAAAGTGTTGAACAATAAAACTCGATTAACCCAATTAATTGATGAATCATCATTGCCTGTTGTTGGCTATGGAGCAGCCGCAAAGGGTGTGGTGATGAGCAATTATGTTCAACGCAAACTAAAATATATCGTCGACGAAAATCCGATGAAGATCGGTAAGATTATCGGCGGTGTTAATATTCCTATCGTTGCACCAGAAACATTAATCAACGAACCTGGCGATTTAATGATTATTGTTTATGCGTGGAATTTCTTTGATGAGATTCATTCTAAGATCAAAAAACTTAGACCAAATAACAACGATATAATCGTTTCGTCAATGCAATAAATCAAAGGATATGTTATGAAAGCCTGTATCGCATCATATTTTATGCCGAACATTAATCCTAAAACTGTGGAATTACAAAGAGCAGTTGTTAAGAAGTTTAATCCTTTAAACCTTCAGCATATAGCCATTAAGGGAGAAATCCCGCATGGTTTGTTTATGGATTATATTTGGACATTAAATGGTCAATCAGTTTCTACCTTTAAAGATGAAAATGTTTCAAAACAATTAGACTTTGATGTCGTGTTGTTTCTAGACATTGATTGTTTGCCAGTCCACCCAAATGCAATAGAAACATATATTTCGGCGGCATCAAATGGTGCGTTAATTGGTAATGCGCAGCGTTCAGGGCATATTGAAAACAACAATCATTTGTTTGCTGCACCTTCAGCGTTAGCGTTAAGCGCAGCAAATTTTGATAAGATGGGTCGACCATCAGCAATGGAAACTAGTCGCGGTGATGTTGCCGAAGAGTATACCTATGCTGCTGAGGCTAATAATATTGCAGTTGACTTTGTCATGCCATTAAGGTATGATAGGAATGTATATCGATATGATTGGGAAACTGACCGTAGACCTTATTGGACTCTAGAAAATGGCAATCCAAACTATGGTCTTGGTACAACATACGGTAAAGAAAACGATCTATTCTGGCATAACTTCCAAATCAGAGTAGAAGGTCAGCAAGAACAATTTTGGAAGAAATGTGAGGAATTATTAAATGGCTAATCGTAGTGACTTTTATAACGCTAAACTTCCACGACAATACAAGAGAATGCTTGCAATGGCTGAAGCATATGGTTGGGTTAAAGACTCACATGAGCGTGGTGATTTTAAACGATCGATGATTGCTGCTCATGCAAACCATGTTGCTTTCAAGATCAAGCGTCAGTCTATGGATAATGCTAACAGCAGTGAAGAATAATGCATTCTTTATCAGAACTCCGTGACTTGCTAGTATCTAAACAGATACAGATACTAGATTATAATGGTTGGCAACTTAGAGTCGGTGATGACACGTGGGTTATGATACACGATGTTCTTTATTTAAATGGTGAAAAACAAAACCATAAGCAAAAAGGTTTATTTGACAAATACAAGAAGGTGAATACAAATGACAATCAAAGCACTCAAGCTCGTAAATGGCGAGGAATTAATTGCGGCAATCGAAGAGGAGAGTGACACTCACATCACTTTCACTGACCCAGTTGCTTGCGTTCTCCAGCGCGGTAAAGATGGTGCCCCAGTTCTTGGCTTTATGCCATGGATGCAAGCAAGCAATCCTCCGTTTACAATCAACAAGAATCATATTCTTGTTATCTCAGAGGTTGCGGATGAAGTGAAAAACGGGTATAATCAAATCTTCGGGGCAGGAATCGTTGTTCCCCCAAGGCAGTTAATTACAGGTTAAAGCGTGTCTAATTTTTATACTAATGTCAGCGTCTCTGGTCGATTTATTCTTCTGAGAGGCGTTGAAAATGATAAGAGGGTCAGACGGAAGGTTGAATTCCGTCCGACCTTTTTTCTTTCCAGTCAAGAGAAGTCTGAGTACAAAACTCTTGATGGTGATTATGTAAAGACAATCCAACCTGGAACAATTCCAGAGTGTCGTGAATTCTTAGAGAGGTACAAGGGTGTCGACAATTTTCCTGTTTTTGGGAATAATCGCTATGAGTATGCTTATATTGCTGATGAGTATCCTGACGATATTCTTTGGGATGTCAGTAAAATACTTATTGCCTATCTTGATATCGAAGTTGGATCCGAGAACGGATTTCCTGAACCAAGAGATGCAAACGAAGCAATCACAGCAATCAGTATCAAAGTCAAAGATAATTATTTTGTGTTTGGTTGTGGCGATTATGTCAAGCATCGTGACGACGTGCACTATGCAAAATGCCGCGATGAGTCAGATCTCATACGAAGATTCCTTGACCTATGGAGCCGATGGCACCCTGATGTAGTCACTGGTTGGAATGTCGAGCAATTCGATATTCCGTATCTTGCGAATCGTATCATCAAGGTTCTTGGTGAGGATGAAGCCAAGAAACTCTCGCCGTGGAATCGTATTAGTAAACGCGAAACGACGATGATGAATCGTCCAGTAGAGTTCTATGATATTTCTGGAGTTGCTATTTTAGATTACATTCAACTTTATCGCAAGTTTACTTATACACAGCAAGAATCGTATCGTCTTGATAGCATTGCTCATGTTGAGTTGGGTGAAAAGAAGTTAGATTATTCTGAGTTCGAAACTCTACATCAACTCTACAAACACGACTATCAGAAATTCATTGAGTATAACATCAAGGATGTCGAACTTGTTGAGAAACTCGAAGACAAGATGAAGTTGATTGAACTTGCGTTGACTCTTGCATATGATAACAAGGTCAACTATGATGATGTGTTCACGCAGGTTCGTATGTGGGACGCGATTATCTACAACTATCTTCTACGAAAGAAAATTGTGATTCCTCAACTTTCTCATAGCACAAAGAGTTCGCAATACGAAGGCGCATATGTAAAAGATCCCATTTGTGGTATGCACGAATGGGTTGCGTCGTTTGACTTGAACAGTCTGTATCCGCACTTGATCATGCAGTATAACATCTCAATGGAAACTTTTATTGAGCCGAAGTCATATACTGATAATATGCGCGGGTTTATCAGCAACTGTAATATTAATGTGGATAATCTACTCAATCAACAAGTTGATACGAGCATCCTAAAAGATCTTGGTGTTACCGTAACGCCGAATGGTCAGTTGTTTCGCATTCAAGAACAAGGTGTGCTTCCTGAGATTATGGATAGCATGTACAAAGACCGCAAACGATATAAGAAATTGGCACTTGAAGCCAAGAAAAAGATCGAAACTGTTCTTGAAGATAAGAATCAAGTGACATATCTCGAGAAACAAGTTGCTCGATATAATAATCTACAGTCGGCAAAGAAGGTTACTCTAAACTCTGCTTACGGTGCACTTGGTAATCAATACTTCCGCTTCTTTGATACTCGTATCGCCGAAGGCATTACAACGGCAGGTCAGTTGTCTATTCGTTGGATTGAAAAGAAGATTAATCAATACATGAATAATCTGCTCAAAACTGATGATGTAGATTATGTCATCGCTTCTGATACTGACTCGATTTATTTGAACATGGGTCCGCTGGTCAAGAAACTTTACCCAGATACTTCTGATACCAAGAAAGTTATTAAGTTTATGGATAAGGTTTGCGATGATAAGATCCAGCCGTTCATTGATGCGTCGTATGAAGAATTGAAAGAATATGTCAATGCGTTTCAACAGCGCATGGAAATGAAGCGCGAGTCTTTGGCTGACAAAGCAATCTGGGTTGCTAAGAAAAACTATATTCTCAATGTCTACAATAGCGAAGGTGTGGCGTATGCCAAACCGAAACTCAAGATGATGGGCATCTCGGCAATTCGTTCGTCTACTCCATCTGCTTGTCGCGCAAAGATTAAAGAGGCAATCAATATTGTCATAACACAAACTGAAGATGATTTGCATAAATTTATCGAAAAGTTTCGCAGTGAGTTTAAGCAACTCTCTGTTGAAGATATTGCATTCCCAAGATCCGTTAATGGTCTAAAAGAGTATGCTGATGCTGCGCACATCTTCAAGAAGGGAACACCGATTCATGTCAAGGGTGCGTTGGTGTACAATCATTTGTTGCGAGAAATGAATCTCACCAAACGATATCAGGAAATCAAGGAAGGCGAAAAGATCAAGTTTGTCTATCTAAAACAACCAAACATTTACAATAACAATACTCTTGCGTTCTTGTCTGGTATTCCCAAGCAGTTGGATGCTGAGCAATATATTGATTACGATCTTCAGTTCGAGAAATCATTTCTTGAACCGCTAGATATTATTCTTTCTTCGATTAATTGGAAATCTGAAAAGGTTGAATCGCTAGATAGTTTCTTCTCATGATTAGTATTGTAATGCCCACTTTATGGAAAGGCGAATTCTATAAAAAGATGCTCCCGATCTTGTCTGCTCATGAGTTGGTGGGCGAGATTATAATTATTGACAACAGTCCCGATAATGTCGATAAGGAAATTCTTTCACTCGAGAAGATTAAATATCTTCCTCAAAAAGAAAATATTTTTGTTAATCCTGCGTGGAATCTTGGTGTTGAAGTCTCATCATACGATCGCATTTGTTTATACAGTGATGATGTTCTATTTGATCCATCAGTTATCGATGCAGTTTATCCCTTCATGTCTGAAGATAAAGGAATAACTGGATTTGCTTATGAGTCTATATCTGAGAATCATCAATCGCTATTCAGGGCTGACTGGGAAATACCTCAAATTGTTCCTACATGGACTTTCCATTATAGATTTGGCATCTGTATGTTTATGCATAAAAATAGTTTTCATAAAATTTCAAATGACTATAAAATCTTTTATGGCGACACACACCAGTTTGATGTAAATTCATCGTTGAATCGGCAAAACTATAGAATTGAAAACTATGCATGCATGACAAAAATGAAGAGTTCGTCACGCAACTTCAACTCTATCACTGAAGAGGATAGTAGAAAATATAAAGAAAACAATCCAAGCATGAGTTTAATGGAAGAGACAGTAAGGAGGTTGTTATGATTTCTGTAATAGTTCCAACAATGTGGCGTGCACCGCACTATAAAAAGATGCTGCCTTTATTGGACAAGCACCCTTTGGTTGGAGAGATTATTGTCATTGACAATGATACATCACAAACTGATCAAAGCATTTTCGATCTAAAGAAGATCGTTTATCTTCCGCAAAAAGAAAACATCTATGTCAATCCTGCGTGGAATCTTGGCGTGAGTGTTTCCAAATATGACAAGTTGTGCATTCTAAATGACGATTGTCTCATCAATCCAAGTTGTTTGACTCAGATTATCTGGAAGATCTCTCCAGATAAAGGAATATTTGGCTTCTCTGAATTAAGTTATTGTGGTTATTCTTTTGAAACATTCGATCAGCTGTGTTCTATGGGTTTCGGTTCTTCCGTAGAATTCGAGGAAGTAGATGTAAGAAATAACAAAAAGTATTCTGGATTGCCGCATTTCTCTTATGGGAGCGCAATGTTTCTTCATAAACAAAGTTACTATACAATTCCAGAAAAATTTAAAATTTATTTCGGCGACTTGTTTATTTTCTTGATGAATTTAAAACATAAGAAAATTAATTATACAATTGAAGAAGGTTTGGTTTGCACCAACATGTCATCAACATCCAGCAGCAAAAATCCTCAGATAGAGTCTCAATTAGAGTATGAGGTAACGATATCCTTCTCAGAGAAAGATCTTTTATGATGTGTTTGTAAGATATGAGTTGACCAAGATCTTGCTCTATTCCGAATAAAAGGTTGCTAAATCGAAAGAAATAGGGTATAATAGTAATACAAAGAGCATCTACAAATTGATGATGCGCGAAGATTTTAAAATTTCTCATACTGATAAGGTGAACAAAAATGAGTCTACTCGAAAAGTTAAAGAAAAATACAACGATTAAAGATACTGCTATTCTTGCAAAGTCTAAGTTCTTTGCTGCCAAGGATATGATACAAACTAAGATTCCTGTGGTGAATGTCGCATTCTCTGGCGATCTTGATGGTGGCTTCACTCCTGGACTTACGATGTGGGCTGGTCCATCGAAGCACTTCAAGACTGCATTCAGTCTCTTGATGGCAAAGGCGTATCAAGATAAGTATCCTGAATCTATTGTTCTATTCTATGATTCAGAGTTCGGTACGCCACAAAACTATTTCACTTCATTTGGTATTGACACTGATCGTGTTATTCACACTCCAGTTACAGATGTTGAGCAATTGAAGTTTGACATCATGAATCAATTAAGCAACATTGAGCG